ATTTGCTTCTCTTGGAACTTGGACTATGTCTCAATCAACAGATGTACCTTCAGGATATGGTTTTGCTAACTCTTTAAAATTAGATTGCACAACTGCTAATGCTTCACCTGCTGCTGGTGGTGCGATGATTTTAGGTCAATCTTTTGAGGGACAAAATTTACAATACTTAAAAAAAGGAACTGCTAATGCTTTACCTTTAACTTTATCATTCTGGGTGAAATCTACTAAAACTGGAACTTTTATTGCTGAACTTTATGATGATGATAATAATAGAAGTATATCTAAATCTTATACTGTAAGTGTATCTAATACTTGGGAATTTAAAACAGTTACATTTGCTGGAGATACAACTGGTGCATTAGCAAATGATAATGGTGGTAGTTTACTTTTATATTTCTGGTTAGGTGCTGGAACAAATTTTACATCAGGAACTTTAGCAACTACTTGGGGTACAAATACAAGTGCTAACAGAGCCGTGGGCCAAGTTAATATAGCCGACAATACAGCAAATGATTTTTTAATTACAGGCGTGCAGCTGGAAGCGGGTTCACAGGCAAGCGGATTTGAGTTTATGCCTTATGATATTAGCTTAGGTAGATGTTTTAGGTATTATCAAAAACTTCTTGCTGATGGTGGTTATACTGCTTTTGGATCTGGTACTACTTATAACACAACTATAGCACTAGCATTTATACCTTTTAAACAACAAATGAGATCTTCACCTTCTGTAGCAAGATCAGGAACTATGGCTATTCAACAAGGTGTTCCTTCTCCAACTATAACTTCTTTTACAAATAGCTATACAGGAAAAACAAGTATGTATACTGAAATTACTGCCTCAGCAGGTGGTTTAACAGCGAACAGTGGAAATATAATAATAGCAAATAACGATGCAAATGCTTATTGGGAATTGAGTTCAGAGTTATGATTAAAACAGTTAAAAAAATGTATAGTGTAAAAAATCAATTTTGTAATTATGAAATTACTTTAGATAATGATAAAGTTTGGTTAGTACCTTTAAATCCAGAAAACACAGACTACCAAGCTATTCAAAAGTGGATTTCTGAAGGTGGTGTTGTAATTGATAATCCACCAGCAGAGGAGAATAAATAATGGCTAGTATTATAAGAACAGATACACTTCAGAATTTAAACACTAGTAATATCATTACCCAGACGAATGCTACAACATTAACGATTGGGGCATCAGGGCAAACGATTTCTATACCCGCAGGTGCAACAATACAAAATAATGGAACAGCTACAGGATTTGGTACAAACTTTGACACAACTGTACAAACTACTAATTTTAATGCTGTTAAAAATACTGGATATTTTATAAATACAACATCTGCTTCTGTTACAGTTACTTTACCAGCTTCTCCTTCTTTCGGTGATCAAATTACCCTTGTAGATTATGCAGGAACTTTTAATACAGCTAATAAAGGATTAGCTATAAATTTAAATGGAAATAAACTTAATGGATCTACAACTCCATCGGGTATTGCAGTTCAATATCAATCGTGTACTCTTACATTTACGGATGCTACTCAAGGTTGGAAAGTTACTTCTGATGGACTTCCTAGTTTTTTTTCAAGTGTTGTAATTACATTTATTACAGCAGCGGGTTCATTAGGTACGGTTACTGATGCTCAAAGATCTTCGTATACTTTATCTTCGGCAGCAGCTACGGTAAATTTTGGTTCTTTAACATATTCAATTCAATCTGGATCATTACCAGGTGGAACAAGTTTAAATGCTACTACAGCAGCAATAACAGGAACAATTACAGCCGTTGTTTCAGAAACAATATTTACTTTTACAGTTAGAGCAACTTCTACTTTATCTGCATCTGTTTTTTCAGACAGAACATTTACTATAACGGTTCAAGAACCAGCAGCTTATGTAGTAGCAACTGGAGGAACCACAACAAATTCAGGGGATTTTAGAATTCATACATTTACAGGGCCTGGAACATTTACTGTATCAAGTGCAGGAAATTCTGCAGGATCTAATTCATTAGAATATTTAGTAGTGGCTGGTGGTGGAGCTGGAGGTGGGGACAGAGCCGCAGGTGGAGGTGCTGGTGGATTACGTAGTAATTTTCCAAGTCCAGCAACAGGAGGTTTTCCAGTTTCAGTAACATCTTTTCCAATTACAGTAGGTGGAGGAGGTACAGGAGTAGGTGATAATACAAGGGGTAATTCAGGAACAGATTCAGTTTTTTCATCAATTACATCAACAGGTGGTGGTGGAGGTGCATCCACAATAGGCTCCACAAGTGGTCTTTCTGGAGGATCAGGTGGTGGTGGAGCTAATGGTGGCGGAGGAGGTTCAGGAAATACACCTCCAGTAAGTCCTTCCCAAGGAAATCCTGGTGGAACAAATTCAGCTCCTTTACCAGCAAGCCAAGCTGGTGGTGGTGGAGGAGGAGGTCATGCTGCAGGTGGCGGAAATGGTGGACCTGGTAATGGTGGTAATGGTGGAAATGGTAGTCCATTTCCTTCAGCTTTTGTTGGCCCAGCTGGTTCTCCTGCTGGATTTTTTGCAGGTGGAGGTGGCGGAGGTAGAGACGGAAGAACAGGTGGTTCTGGAGGAACAGGAGGTTTAGGAGGAGGTACTGATGGACAAAGTTTATCTAGTCCAGGAACACCTACTACACCTGGAACAGCAAATACAGGCGGAGGTTCGGGTGGAATGGGCCAAGATCCCCCTGCTGCTAGTGGTAATGGTGGATCTGGAATAGTTATATTAAGATATAAATTTCAATAATTATGGCACATTTTGCAAAATTAGGGGCTAACGGAAAAGTTATATCAGTATTAACACTGAATGACAGTGATATGCTAAATGCATCTGGTGTTGAAGACGAATCAGTTGGTCAACAATATCTAGAAAGAAATAATAACTGGCCAGCTCAGATGTGGATTCAAACTTCTTATCATACATATTGTGGAAAACATAATAATGGTGGAACACCTTTAAGAGGAAATTACGCAGGTATTGGTTATACCTGGGACGAAGATAATCAAATTTTTTGGCCAAAAAAACCTTTTACTTCATGGGTAAAAGATGTAGCAACTGCATCTTGGAAATCACCAATTGGTGATGCACCCTTATTAACTGAAGAACAAAAAACTGCTAATTTTTATTACGAATGGAATGAAGCTGGACAATCTTGGGATTTAAAAACTATATCTTAATTGTTGATTTTTAGTTAAATAATATATATCTATTACACATGGTGTTATGCATAAAAAAGTACTATCTCAAATAGACTTATATTTTGGTCAAGTAGAAATGCCTAAAGGTTTCGAAATAGATAAAGAAAAATTAGGTGCAGATATTTTATCATCCACTATTTATAATAGAGAATTTCCATTCTCTAGATCTTGGGATATGCTACAAACATATATTCGTGAACATATAAATTTAGAATATAGTTTTTCATTAGTTAATAAAAAAACAATTGGTAATATTTATAAACCAGGAGAATATTCAAATTTATTACTACAAGTAGATCCAGTAGATTTAAGAAATTCACCAGATTATGTAATGTTATATGGAGTAAATGTTGGAAAAGATTCTTGTAAAATATTTATAGAGTATGATGATAATAGAAGAAAAGGAAGAAGTTGGGAAATACCTTTAAATAACAACAATTTTATTATGTTTCCTTCTACTCAAAGATACTATATAACTGCTAATAAATCAGAACAATTAAATTTTATATTAACTACAACTTATGAATTTAACTAATCATTATTGGTATTTTAAATCAGCTTTAACTCCAAAGTTTTGTGATGATATTATTAAATATGGATTACAACATCAAGAAGAATTAGCTATTACTGGTAAATTTGGAAGAGATAGAAATTTAAAAGATAATCCTTTAAAAGAAGAAGAAATTACAGATTTAAAAAAGAAAAGAAATTCTAATATAGTTTGGTTAGATAGTACTTGGATTTACAAAGAAATACATCCCTATATTAATGAGGCTAATAGATTAGCAGGTTGGAATTATGATTGGAACTTTTCTGAGCCTTGCCAATTTACTAAATATAAATTAAATCAATATTATGATTGGCATTGTGATTCTTGTGATACACCCTATAACGAACCTAATAATCCAAACAGGAATGGTAAAATTAGAAAATTATCTGTAACCTGCTCTCTATCAAATCCTGAAGAATATAAAGGCGGAGAATTAGAATTTGATTTTAGAAATAATGATTCAGATAAAAAACAAACTATCAGAACTTGTACAGAAATATTACCAAGAGGTTCAATATGTGTATTTCCAAGTTTTGTTTGGCATCGCGTTAAACCTGTGGTAAAAGGAACAAGATATAGTTTAGTAATATGGAACTTAGGTTACCCCTTTAAATAATATGAAAAATTTTAAAATAAATAAATACTGTGTTATTGAAAAAGCAATAGATCATAAAATTGCAAACTTTGTATACAACTACTTTTTAATGAAAAGACAAGTTGCAAAAACAATGTTTGATTCAAGATACATTTCTCCATTTGCAACTGAATTTGGTGTATGGAATGATGAACAAGTTCCTAATACTTATTCTCATTATTCAGATATAGCTATGGAAACTTTATTATTAGCTGTTCAACCTATTATGGAAAAACAAACTGGATTAAAATTAATCCCAACTTATTCGTATGCAAGAATCTATAAAAAAGGAGATATTCTACATCGTCATAAAGATAGATTTAGTTGTGAAATATCTACAACATTAAATTTAGGTGGAGATAACTGGCCAATTTATATTGAACCAAATCCTAAAATGGGTGGGGTTGTAGAAGGTAAAGATTATATATCTGATAATACTAAAGGTATTAAAGTAGATTTAAAACCTGGTGATATGTTAGTTTATAGAGGAAATTTATTAGAGCATTGGAGAGAAGAATTTAACGGAAAAGATTGTGCACAAGTATTTTTACATTACAATAATGCTGCAACTAAAGGTGCAAAAGATAATATCTTTGATAAACGACAACACTTAGGTCTTCCGAGCTGGTTTAAGAAATGATATAATTCATATCGGGAAAGATCTTCCACATACACACCAATCTTTCCCATTATAGGATTATTATATGTT